GTGCAGGTAAGTGGGTTAATACAGCTGGTAAAGGTGTTATCGAAAACGCTATGCGTGAAGGCAGAGAAACGTATTTCAGAACAGTTAAAGAAGAAATGAGAAAGAGGGTGTAACTTATTGGACGACATCACAATGAAGATATACCAAGCGATTATAGATAACAAAGAAATTATGGAACATGTTCCTAAGAATAATATAAAGTTCTTCGATTATCCCAACGCACAAGAAATCAAAGATGTAGTGATTGTCATAGATCCATTGGATACACCTAAACCTTCTGATTTCGGCGATAACGACAATTTAACTTATGAATACTTTTATCAAATAGATGTATTTGTAAAACAAAAGCAAGGCGTAAATGGACGAGTCCTATCAGATAGGCTCGTTTTTTTATTGCAAAGAATGATGTGGGAAGTATTGGGATTTGGTGAAACGTCTTCCATGAAACCCGAATATATCAAGGAGTTCAATATCTACCGACAAGCTAAACGGTTTGAAGGTAAACAATATTTTAATTTATAGGAGTGTTTTAATATGGCAGAGAAAAACTACCGTTCATTTACAGGTTTAACAGAGTTTTATTACAAAGTTCATGGTGAAGATGTACAAGTTGTTACAGACCCAGAACGTATTAAATATTTACAAGAAATTTCAGTATCAAAAGACCAAGATATTGAAAAAGCTTACGGTGATAACCAAGTAGCAGAAATGGCTGTTGCTAACGGTACGATCGAAGTAGAAGCAGGTTTCCACAAATTACCTTTAGAGGACAGAGTGGCGTTGTTTGGCTTAGAAAAATCAGAAGATGGTATTGTATCTGTTGGTAACGATACACCTCCATATGTAGCTGTTATGTTCGCTAAAACTATGGAAGATGGTTCTCGTGAATATGTAGGATTACCTAAAGGGTTATTCACATTCCCTGAATTAGAAGGTAACACAAAAGAAGATGGCGTTGAATTCAGTTCAGATTCTACTACTGCAGAATTCATGCAAGCACCAGTTAAAGGCTTTGAAGAAGAAAAAGCTATGTTACTAGGACATGATGCTAAAGGTACATCTGTTATGAAGGATGCTATTTGGGAAGCTATCTTCGGAGAAGGAAAAGCACCAGAAAATGATACTACAGGTGATCAAGGTTCAGAACCCGAAGCAGATTTAGGCGCGTAACTTACAGGAGGTTTGATTATGGCTAAGAAAAAATATGAAGTCTTACACAAGTTCATCGATTTAGAGGATAAGAACAAAGTATATAACGCTGGTGACACTTATCCTAAACCAGCAAACAAAAAAGTATCGCACGATCGCATATTAGACCTTTCTACAAGCGATAACAAACGTGGCAAGGTATTAATCAAAGAAATAGAAGAATAACTAACACGAGGGCTTAAATGCCCTCTTTTTATTTGCAAATAAAAACCAAAATTAAAGGAGAAATTAAATATGGCTAAACGTAATTTTATTAAATTAACTCAAATCGACAAAAAAGGTAACGCAGTAACTGATACAGAGGGCAACGCAAAATACGATACATTCATTACTCCAACACAAATTCCATTCCGTAAAATCTATGATGCTGCAGACTTAATGGACGGTGCATCAGACGAAAATACTTCCGCACAAGAAAACATCGACCAAATGCTAGACATGGTCGTAGACATCTACAACAACCAATTCACAAAAGACGACTTACTAGACAGATTACATGCACCAGATGCAGTTGAAGAATTACAAGGGCAAATTGAATTTATTGCGCAGGGACAAATGGACGAAGAAAGAAAAAAGGAACTAGCGAGAATAATTTAAAATCTCTATCTTATAAAGAACATAAAGAAAACATGAAGAAACTCATGCTGCAAATGATGAAAGACGGGGGCAAAGATATTAACGATATACTAGACATGCCTTTCGCTTTCTTCATGGAGTTAGTTGACGAAAGTAATAAGAAAAACGTCAAGAAAACGGATAGCATGCTCGATGCATTTATGTAATACATCTCACAAGTAAGGAGGTGGAGTAATGGCAGAAAGAATAAAAGGGTTACAGATTGACCTATCCATGCGTGACATGGGAGTTAGTAAAACGCTAGCTGGCATTAAGCGTGAGTTTAGGTCTTTGAACTCTAGTTTGAAATTATCTAGTAACAACTTTAAATATGGTGAAAAGAGTGCATCATCTTATAAAGCAAGAATGAATGACCTCGACAAATCTATTAAAGTTGGCACATCAAATTTAGGTGAACTAGAAAAGCAATATAAACAAGTGGCACAATCACAAGGTGCAAACAGTGCTAAAGCGGTAAGATTGCAAACAGAGTATAACAAGCAAGCTAACGCTATAAATGCTATGAAGGACGAATACGGTCGTTTAAATCAGTATTATAGAGAAAATTTTTCTATGGCTGGACGATTAAGCAATTCATTTAAAAGTATAGGCTCTAGCATGCAAAGTGTAGGTGGCCAAGCTCAAAACATGGGCCGTTCACTAACAAGCAGTATTACTAAACCTGCATTAGTCGCTGGTACTGCGATGGCTGGTATCACTGCTAAGCTAGGTTTCGACAGGTTAGTCGGATTAGACAGTGCAAAAGCTAAACTTGAAGGACTAGGCTATTCAACTAAAGAAGTTGGATCGATCACTGACCAAGTATCGAAAGCTATTGAAGGTGGCATGACCACAATGGCAGAAGGTACTGACGTAGCAGCAGGTGCATTAGCAGCAGGTGTAAAAGAAGGTAAAGATTTAGAGAAATACATTAAGCTTGTTGGTGACGCTGCAGTTGGTAGTAACAGACCAGTATCTGAAATGGCTATGATATTCAACCGTGTACAAGGTCAAGGTAAACTTATGACACAAGAATTGAATATGGTCGAAGAAGGAATGCCAGGTTTTAGTAATGCTATGGCTAAACATTTAGGTGTTTCATATGATGCATTTAGAGAAATGGTTACCAATGGTGAAGTTAGTTCGAAAGAGTTCTTAACTGTAATGGATGACTTCGCAGGTGGTATGGCAAACGCTTATTCTAAATCGTGGAAAGGCATGATGCAAAACACTAAAGCCTATATTGGTATGATAGGCGAAAGTTTATTAGGTGGAGTATTCGAGCAGTCAAAAGACTCACTCCACGAATTTGAGAAGATGTTAAAATCTCCTGGCGCTCAACAATGGGCGAAAGAAACGGGAGAAAAATTAGGTAGTGCCTTTTCTAAACTAGCAAATGGTATTAAAGGTATTATAAATTGGTGGCAAAGTTTAGATGGTTCCACTCAAAAAACATTGGGTGGAATGGTCAAATGGCTAGGCATCACATTAGTAACGATGGGACCAGTTTTAACTATATTCGGTAAGATGGCAAGCACTATTGGTGGTATGTTTAGTGGAATGTCTAGTTTAATACAATTCTTCATTAGACATAATGGTGCGGCTAAAGTTTCTGCTGCATCACAGGCTATATGGAATGGTGTTACTGCTACAGCTAGGGGTATAGCCAACGGATATAGAGCTGCAATGACTGCATTAACCACTTCTCAGACGATACAAGCGATTAAATCTAAAATTGCAGCAACTGCCATGACAATATGGACTGGTGTTACTAAAGCAGCAGCATTAGCCACAAAAGGATTAGGATTAGCAATAAGATTTATGACTGGTCCAGTAGGAATTGTTATCACTGTGATTACTGCGCTAGTAGGTGCTATCATTTACCTTTGGAAAACGAATAGCACATTCAGAAACGCTGTAATAACTGCATGGAATGCAATTAAAAACGCAGCAATATCTGTCTTTGGATTCATCAAACCTTATATCATTAATATTTGGAACGCAATTAAAACTTCTACAATTGTTGTTTGGAACGCCATTAAAAACACTGCTATAACAGTTTGGAACGCCATTAAATTCGCTGTTCAACACCCTATACAAGCGTTGAAAAAAGTTTTATCTGCTTTATGGAACGGAATGAAAACAGCAGCTATTAAAATATGGACATTACTTAAAAATGGTGTTTTAGCAATAATCAAAGCCTATGTAGCACAAGTTAGATCTAACTTTAACTTAGTGAAAAGAATTGTCCTAACTATATTCAACGCTATTAAGTCATTCTCCATAAAAGTTTGGAATGCTATTAAAAATGGCATACTAAATATTGTTAGAATTTTAAGAAATGGTATCGATAAAATATTTAAAGGAATAAAAAATACCGTAACAACTATATTTAATGCTATTAAGAATTTCTCTATTAAAGTTTGGAATACTATTAAAAATAGTGTTATAAACCGAGCTAAAGGACTTTGGAATGGTGTTCGCAACACATTCAATGCGCTTAAAAAAGGTACGACTGCAATATTCAACGCAGTCAAAAACTTTGCGTTAAAAGTGTGGACTAGCATTAAAAACGCTGTCGTTTCAAGAGCAAAAGATTTGTGGTCTGGTGTAAAAAACGCATGGAACAACCTTAAAAAAGGTACGACTGCAATATTCAAGTCGGTTGGTAGTTTCATGAGTTCTAAATGGAATTCTATTAAATCCGGAACAGTAAACAAAGCTAAAGCCTTATGGTCAGGCGTTAAAGGCGCTTGGGGTTCTTTAACCAAAGGCACACATAAAACGATGAATGCTGTCGGAAGTTTCATGTCTAAAAAATGGAAGGACATCAAGAGTGGAACAGTTGATATAGTTACTGGAATGAAAGATAAAATCACAGGCGTTATGAACAAAATGGGTGATGTTATCAAGTCGGTAACTGGCGATATTAAAGGTTTCTTCTCTGGAATGATAGACAAAGTTAAAGGCGGATTAAACAAACTTATCGAAGGTGTGAACTGGGTCGGCGGAAAACTTGGTATGGATAAACTTCCTAAAATCAAACTGCACACTGGAACGGAACACACCAACACAACTACGAACGTTGTTAAGAACGGTAAGATTGCACGTGATACATTCGCAACTGTAGGAGATAAAGGACGAGGTAATGGTCCTGGTGGTTTCAGACATGAAGCTATTAAATATCCTAACGGTAAAATGGCACTCACACCTAACAGAGATACAACAGCATTCTTACCTAAAGGATCATCTGTTATGAGTGGTGCGCAAACGCATAGTATGTTAAGTGGATTACCTAGATTTAATAAAGGTACTTTATCCAATAAAAAACCTAAGAAAAAGAAAAAAGATGATGATTTCTTTGGCGACGTTTGGGATAAAACTAAAGAAGGTACTAAAGTAGTCTCAGGTAAAGTAGTCGAAGGCGGTAAAGCAGTTGTAAATAAAACACTGGAAACTGCTGCAAAAGGTAAAAAATGGCTAGGTGACAAAGTTGGAGATGTAATGGACTGGATAGAAAAACCAGGCAAGTTACTCGATAAAGTCCTAGAAGGATTTGGAATTAACTTAGATAGCTTTGGTGTTTCTAAAGCAGCTAGCTTACCTTTTGATATGATGAAAGGTATGTTTGGCAAACTTAAAAAATCTGCTATCGATACTTTCACATCATGGATGGAAGAACAAGGTGGCGGTGATGGGGGATATATAGACCTTTCTAAAGGTATTAACTTCCCGTTCAGTCCTAACGGCAGAGCGCCAGGTTATCCATTCCCTTATCCACACATGGGGGTTGACCTTAACTATGTATACGACAAGTTGTATTCTGTAGCTTCTGGTACAGCGACAGCCAAAACTACTGCTGGTGGTTTTGGTAAACATATGTGGATTAAAAAAGGTAATATGGATTATATTTATGGTCACATGAGTAAATTTGCATTTAATGGCAGTAAAAAAGTTAAACCAGGTGATTATCTAGGTGTTTCTGGTAACACTGGTATGTCATCAGGACCACACTTACACTTTGAAGTAAGAAAAAATGGTAAAGCTATCGACCCGTTAAAATGGTTAAAAGCTAATGACGGTGGCGGTGGTAAATCAGGTAAATGGAATGGCGATATTAAAAAAGCGCTTAAAATAGCTGGTTTACCAACATCTGGCGCATATGTTAAAGCATGGCAAAAACAAATCCAAACAGAATCGGGTGGCAATCCTAAAGCTTTAGGCGGTACTGATGGATTAGCTGATGGTCGTGCAAAAGGTTTAGTCCAAGTTAAACCTGGTACGTTCAACGCTTATAAAGCTAAAGGTCACGGAAACATATGGAATGGATTGGATAACCTAATTGCTGGTATGAGATACGCTAAAGCTAGATATGGCAAGGGTGGCATGTTAAGTGTTGTCGGTAAAGGTCATGGATATGCTACAGGTGGACTAATCAATTCTTCCGGCCTATACAACTTAGCTGAAGGTGGCTACCCAGAGTTTGTAATACCTACAGACCCAAGTAGACAATCTGATGCAATGAAGTTACTCGCTATTGCTACACAAAGAATAGAAGGCAATAAGAAAAACAAACGCCCTAATCAAATGCGTACGCCTTCCACTACCAAAACTAACGACAACGAAATGATGAATGTTATGGCTAGGCAGTTAGAAGCCACACAAAGGCAAGTAGAACTACTGACACAACTTGTAGCTAGTAACCAACGTTTAGAGCAGAAACCTACAGGCGTGAGCGAGCAAGATATGAGTAAGGCACAAGGTAAACGATCGCAAATGATGGCATACAATATGGGAGGTGCTTTCTAATTTGAAAAAAGAAGTTAGATTATTTAATGATAACTTTGATATTAAATTAACTGATACAGCTAATTTATTGTTTTTAGATCACATTGAAGAAGATGTGGAAGTTAAAGCAAACACAACTGAAATCAATGGTACTGATGGAGCACTTATGGGTCCGACTACGTTCGGGCCTTTTAATTTAGTTTTAAACTTTTCATTTAAAGGGTTAGATACTAAAGATTTGAAACTGTATAAACAGAAAATAAGAAGTATCTTATACCAACGCGAACCATATTATGTGTGGCACAGTGATGCACCTGGTAAAAAATACGCAGTGTATTGTGATAGCAATGATAATGAAGATTTAACTAATTCATTTGCTACATTCGCAGTGACTTTTGTGGTTTTCAAAGGCTATTCTGAATCACTTAAAGATACAGACGAATTTAGTTTGTCTAGTGGTGATTGGCAGTTGGAACAAAATATATTGGCAAGAGATGATATTAAATACGAACATGATATACGTTATTTCCAAATATATAATGGTTCCTCTGATACGATAAACCCTTTAATGCACCATAAATTAAAAATCGACATAGAAATTA